GGGGTTTACAGCCGGGCGGATACGCTGAAACCGTGCTCGATCCAAACACAACGGCGGGGACGGATAGCGCAATCAACGGCGTAACCGATTTCGACGTGTCAGAATATGCTTGGGATTATTACGCGCCGCACAGCTTGCACGTGGTCAACACGCCTAGCGTGGTCGGTTCCTATACTGCGGCGGACGTTGATAGATATGTTCCGCCCGGCGATAACACCGTGCTCTATCCGGAAGTGAACCTTCGGAGCGCGTGCTTTGGGTTCACTAGAAGTCCCGCCCAATACGGGTACGAAATCGCGGCTAAACTTTGGATCGGTTCATACCTCTATCACGGCTCAAGTTTCTACATGATGATTTTCGACGGCGTAGGCTCCTTTAGTTTCCTCAACGCTTTCGAGTATAGCTCAACGTCCGTTTTCGATACTGAAACTTCGCAGACGTGTTTCCGCTCGGATAGCGGCGTCGTCTATATGGTGCAAATTCGGGACGGGGGCGTTTATGGCCCCTCGCGTCTATGGGCTTTTGAACCCACAACCTATGACGCGGAAGTTCCATGCCCTTCCCCGTTGTTCATTAAAACGCTGTCGTTTGGCAACACGGCGATGGACACGGCTCTAAGTACGCCGTCAAACGTGTCAGTTTCCGCGTGGAAACATGGGTTTGTTTTCCGGCTCCATACTTTCGGGGCGGGTCCAACTGGCGCGCAATATGAGTTCGCCGTGACCGATATAAATTGCAATCGGTTTTACTTGCTGCAATTCGAGGCGATAGACACGGCGACGAAAAACGCCTTTGCGGTTGGCACGCCAGAAATCAAGATAGATCGCGACGGCAATATATTTTGGATCAACGGAACCGTCGCCAACAAAAACGACGTGTTTCTTTCTGGGGCTCTAGTTCAATTTGATTGGCCCATCTTCCAAGTCGGTCATATACCGCCCCTCTCGCTTCCGTGCTTTAACCCCTGCCTCCCAACAGAGCGTCTTTAAGGAGTAACTAAAATGGTCGGTTGGTCTAACCCCGGTAATAGCAGCCTGAAACAGGGTATCAATAACGGGATGATCCCTAAGGAGGGTCCGAAAACTATCCCGTACAAACTCGACTTCACGGCGGCTCAATCGATCCTTGTCGATATGAGCCAACAAAACTTGATGGAGCAAATCAGTTTCGTTCAAGGCGTCTATATCGACAACAGCGGAAACACGGCGGCCCTTGTCCTGATTTCGCAGGGGTCAAACCAAGTCGTTTCTTGCCCGGCTGGCGCGCAAGGTTATTTCCCGTTGCTGGCAACCCTGCCGAATAAGTTCCTCGTTTCGACGACGGGCGGGCTCATCGTCAACGTGTTCTTTTACAATGTCCCAATGCCTGCGGCGACTTGGGGTGAAGGTTCCGGCCCGTTCCTTTTCGACGCCAACGGGAACTTGCGGACGGCGGACCAAAACCTTGCGCCCCTGATTAACAACCGCGACGGGGCCAATAATGCCCTAGACGTAAACGTATTGTTCGGGGGCGGTTCCGCTGGGGCGGCTGGCCTTCAACAAATGTCTACCACTCTAGACATGGGGCTTTTGAACAATATCATTATGAACCCCAGCAACACGCAGCAATTCCGGGTCGCCGGTTTCGAGGTGTTGCTTGACGCGGACGCCTGGGACAATGCGGGCGGGGCGGGAACCTATGGCGTCTCGATTATCGAGCGGACGGAAGGTGGCGTAACTGTCGCGACCCTCGCGACTATGCAAGTCGTCATCAATCAAGTTCGCCCCGTGCAATGGGGCCACTCGTCGCGGGCTTCGCGGATCATCTATCGCAGCCCGCCCGGAATGCTCTATACTTCCGCCGCCGTGGATAACAACCTAGTCGTTGTCTGCCCCGCCATCGCTTGTAACAACGGCCTGCTGCGCGTATCGTGGGCGGGCGAAATCTATACCCCGTAAGGAGGGGGCCAATGTTCATTCTAAATGAGAACGTCGCAAGCTTTTGGGAATATCACGCGGCGAGTGGCGGCATTGTTGACACGACTTCAACCGCCATCAAAACGTCAGACGCCAACGCCTGCAATCTGCTAACGTCCGCGCAGATCATCAACGTACACGCCACGGTCGGAACGGAATTTCTGATCCTTCGGGGCGCGATTGTTTTGCATCGTCTGTATCTCCCCGCCCTCATGATCACACCAATCGCGATCAACTTTAACCCGCCCCTTTCGACGGACTACGCGCAAGCTATGAACGTGCAATGCGTAACCACGGGCGCGGCGGTATACTTCAACGGGCAAGGCTTTACGGGCGGCCGAACCCACAACTAGTAAGGGAACAAAATGACCGGCATGGAACTAATGCTTAAATCGGTGTTCAAATCCCTCGGGATTGACGGCGATCAAATCGTTACCGTTGCGGAGGGTGTGCAAACCTTCATCGACCAAAGCGCCAAGCAACAGGCCGAAATACTGGCGCGCGTTCAACGCACGGAACAAATGGTTCGCGAACTTGCGAGGCAATCGGGCCTCAAAGTTCCGGCCCTTGAAGGGACGTTAGAAGATGACGACGGAAACCCCGGAAGTTGAAGCGGGCGAAACTGAGGTAACGGTGACGGTCGAAACCCCTTCGACCCCGGCGCTATCTTCTGACGCTCTTTCAGCGGAGGCCGCACACGCTGCGGCTGACGCGACTATGATCGCCGCGCAAACGGCGGTTGTCATGGCGGAAGCACAATCCGCCATGGTCCAGGCGGAAGCGGCGGAAGTCGTCGCGGAAGTGACCGAAAATCAGCGCACACTAGAGGAACAAGTGGAATGGCTAAGTCAACAGATCAACTCGATGCAGGCGACCTTGGAGAGCCTATCGACCCCGCAACCCTTGGAGGCGGAAACGACGGTCCTGGCGGAGACGGTGGAAATAGTTACACCGGAGACGATAGAACTTTCGACCCCGCCAGACACATCAGCCCCGACAAGCGAAACGCAGACGGAACATTCCGACGCAAGCGCGTCGGCGGAAAGCGCGGCCCAAACAAGCGTTCCGCCGCCCCGTCGTCGCTGGATTTAGGCGTCGTCAGTTCAACGCTTCTGTTTTGGCATACCGCCGCCGCAGGGGCGTTGCGTGCGCCGGAATTGCAACTCGATAAGAGCGAGGCCGATCTACTCGGAAAGGCCCTCATTCAAGTCGAGCAACAATTCCCGACGCAGATAGACCCCCGCATGATCGCCTTGCTGAATTTGGCTGGCGCGCTCGGAATGGTCTACGGCCCGCGCGTCGTCGCCATTCGGATGCGGGTGAAAGAGGAAGCGAAAGAACGGAAGCCCAAGGCGGACGTTTTGCGCTTCCCCGATACCTTCCAGCCTTCGCCCTCTGCCTAAAGGAGCTAGTTTTGTTGCGCCTCCCGAATGACCAAAACCGGACCACGATTATTGGACCCACGGGGAGCGGCAAAACTCGCTTTGGGATTTGGCTTCTGTCCACGTCTGAAACTCTCAACTGGAAAAAGCGCCCGGTCATTTTCTTTGACTTCAAGGGTGATGATTTGATTGAGCAAGTTGAAGACGTGGGCGGGGCCATTGAGTGGCCTATCAGCCGCGACCCTCCCAAAAAGAAAGGGCTCTATATCGTCCGCCCTATGCCCCATCAGATGGCGGAAGTTGAGGCGTTTCTTTGGAAGGTCTGGAAGCACGGGTATATCGGCCTGTTCTTTGACGAGGGGTATATGGTCGCCAAGTCTAACGCCTTGAACGCCATTCTCACGCAAGGAAGGTCCAAGCATATCCCCGTGATTATGTGCTTACAGCGTCCCGTCTGGGCTCCCCGTTTCTGTTTCAGTGAGGCCCAATACTTCGCTATATTCTATCAACACGACAAGCGGGACGTGAATACTGTGCAAGCCTTTGTCAATGCTGACGTTGGTCAAGAACGTGGACCATTCCAAGCGTTGTGGTATGATGTTGGGGCGAATGCGGGAAGGGGCGCGGCCTATGTGTTCAAGCCCGTTCCTTCCGACGCTGTGATTGTTGAAACTTTCCGGCCCAAAAAGACGGGCGCGAAAAAGAGGGTAATCTAGTGGGCGAAACAATGCTTTCGTGGAACTTCACAAATTGGGTGACGGTTGTCCTTATGGTCGCCGTCGCCTTCGCTGTGTTCCACTTTGTCGCGACGGGCGCTAAGTCCATGCGCGGCCAAGCCGTGGGGGGCATGTCTAACAGCCCCCTCGGAGTGAAGGGGAATTAGGGCGATGCAAATCGCGCAATATATCCCGATCAATTGGGGGCTCGTAAAGAACCCCCTGAATTGGATCACCATTGTTCTAATGGTGATTATCGCAGGCTTTGCGGCTCAGTCGGTCGCACGTCTCATGAAGCAAAAGGAAGTCTAGGCTATGGCCGACAACACGCAACTGAGCCCCGCTCAACTCAATCAAATGAACCTCTCCGCGCGGGGTATCATTCTGGCGACTGCCGTCGAAATGACGCAGCAAATCCAATCCGTTTCGGTGGACCCCACGTCGCAGAACGTCATCAATATCAACCCCCGGAACGTGGGCCTGATTAAGGGCTTCATCGTCGAAGTCAACGGCACGATCGCAAACACCGGCATGACTACCGCCGCCACGCGCACCGATTTCGGCAACCTCAACGCGCTGTCGAATATTCAGTTCACCGATCTGAATAACAACGTGCGCATCAATACCTCGGGTTATCACCTGGGCATGTTGAACAGCGCGCGCCAAGGGTTCGGTTTCGGCGGCGCTTATTCGCCCAATCTGCCGAACGATCTGGGCAACAATAACTGGAGCGTCCAAACTGCGGCGTCTTCCATCGCTGCGGGCGCGACGGGCGCGGTTCGCACGATCTACTATGTCCCGCTGGCCTATGCCGCCGATGACCTGCGCGGCGCGATTTACGCCAACGTCGTCAACGCGACGATGAACCTGCAACTGACGATCAACGCCAATCCGGTCATCGCTTCCGGCGACCCCCTGAACGCCATGTATACCGGCAACACGGGCGGCTGGTCCGGCAACGTGACGGTCACGGTCTACCAAGTCTACCTTGACCAACTGCCGCAGCAAAACGGTCAAGTCATTCTTCCCCCGTTCGATCTCAACACGATCTATGAACTGAAACTGACGACCTCGACGGGCCTCGCCGTGGGGCAAGATTATCCCTACGGCTTCGCGAACTTCCGAGACTTCCTGTCGGTCTTCGCGATCTATGACAATAACGGCGTGTTCAACGTGGGTTCGGATATCAACTATTGGTCGCTCGTTTCGGCCAACTTCACGCAGATGTTCAAAATCACTCCCGAAATCGCGGCGCTTAACGCGCGGACGATTTTGATGGGCGACCCGCCGAACGGAACTTACTACTTCGATTTCCGTCGCCGCCCGATCAACACTGTTCAGTTCGGCAACATGGAACTGAATATCAACGCCTCATCCGTGAACGCTCCCGCGAGCCTCATCGTGGGGACGGAAGCTTTCGCCCAAATCAACACCCTGGTCGGCGCTTCCTCGCTGCAAGCGGGCTAAGTCCACTTTCCATAGGCTCCCCAGCGTCGCCCGGCGCTGGGGATATTTGGAGGGTAAGAAATGGGCGATATGCAAAAGGGTGTGCTAACCGAGTTGAAAGATTGGGCCGCGCACCCCATCAAAAACGATATGGATTTGATCGACGTCACGTTGACAACTATCCTTGTCGTTTCCGTCGCGTTCCTTTGGACGCGGGTTCTTTCTCAAATTACGGACTAGAAACAGATCATGAAAATCTTTGGCGTTTCCCTCGTCACCCTGCTTATCGTTTTGGTCGCCTTCTATGTGGGCCGCAAAACGACCCTGCTTAAGTTCCTGCCGGTCATCGGCTAGGACTTGGGGAGGCGGGGCATATGTCGCAATCAGACGTGATCCTAGGAACCCTTGTTTTTGCCTTCGTGGTTTTCATAACCGTGAGGGGCGAACTTAAGGACTACCTAAAAGTTATGGGGTTGTAAGCATATGCCCCTAGCCCTCATCGCAATCGCCGTCATTGTTTTGATTGCCGCAATTCGTGGTACTCAGAACGACTTGGCCGCGCTACTCAAAAAGGACTTCACCGGGCCGGGCAATTTCCTCTATTGGATTTTGGCCCTCGCTGGCGTGGGTTCGCTGGGGTACATCAAAGAATTTCGCCCCGTGGCGAATGCCTTTCTTGTCCTCCTTTTGATCGTCTTCATTCTCGCGGCCAATAAAGGCGGCAAGGATTTCTTTTCCTCTTTGCTTTCCCAAATCAAGGGGCAAGCAATCACCCTTGGAGGGTCTGCAAAATGAACAGCACGATTTCGGCAATCGTCCAGATCGCCACGGCGATTGTTGGCGTTGCTATTCTCGCCGTTCTCGTCTCGCGTCAGTCGAACACGTCTGGCGTCATCAAGTCTGCGGGTGACGCTTTCAGCGGCGCGCTTACCGCCGCCGTCTCGCCCATCGCCGGGAACTATGCTCAGACTTACGGCTTCCAACCGTCGTTCTAAGCAACCCCTTTGGCCCTCGACTAAGGAGCATCACAAATGGGGTTCCCTTTCACCTTCGCCAAACGCCCGACTGAAAAGCTAGGCGTTGGCGTCTCGGATTTGGCCTTTGGTCGCCCGTCAACTCTGCCCCTCCAACTTTGGGTCGGGAATGGCGGTATCCCGGTTGTTCGCAATCTGGAAGTCGTGCAACCGCGCCAAGTCTTTTCGCCGCAGAAAACAACGCCCGTTTCGCTTCGCGGGAATGGCGTCTATCTGTCGGACCAAATGTTGCATCAAGGTTTGATGGACCTTGAAGCGCGGCAAAAGTCCTCGACTAACAAGT